CCTGTAGTGATGGCGATATGTACCACTGCTGATTGTCTGTTCCTACAACTCTTTCTGTAAAAGTTGATAATTCTCCAATATCTTTTACATAGACTTTATCTTCGTCCTTCGCAGTTCCTAATACAGATATATCTTCAACCCTACTGTTAAATCCTAAATACCCCTGTGTAGAAAAATATTTCTTAGGTATCTCTCCGCCTGTAAGCACACAGTTTACACCTACATAACCATATCCCTGTACCACCATTTGCAACGATAAAGTTCTGTCAAAAACAAGTGTCCATTGGTTAAAGTTATTATCATAATGAATTCCTATGAGTATATACTTCCCTAGTAATGTTCCTGTGAACTGCGCCTGTGATAGCATATTCTCAATAACAATCTGACTATATGTATTCATAGATTGTTTGCTGTCTTCATTAAGCATTTCGCCTATTGCTACTTTGTTTACATTGACTTCTACAGAAACTTTGTTCATATCTTTTTGAGGGTCATACACATTTATCAAAAATGAAGTTCTGCTTTTCGCTTCAAAAGTTATAAAGACACCACCCAATCCTGCGGCTACGCTTCCTTTTATATTAGGTACTAAGTAGTTTAATACATCATTTGTGATATAATCAAACCTATTATAAACTTTCTCTTCTTCCCATTTGTCCGCAGCCCAATCGTCTAAACCTTCTGTCTTCTCCAAAACCTTTATATCTTTTTGTGTCAAAACCAGAATATGCGTCTGGTCTATCCACCAAAAGTTCTGAACATCAACATTTGTGTTCCACTGCTGCTTTAAGAATTGAAACTCACCCTCTGTATACTGCTTTCCTAGATAATACTTATTTTCTTCCCCATCATCTACTCTTGTATAAGAATACATTAAATATGACTTCTGTGTAGCATCATCAAAAGCTGACAAAGCGATACTGTAACCCCTGTCTAGTCTAAACTGCACAACACCATTTAACAGCTCCGCTTTTGACACACCGTCAATTTCATAAAGACAATCTACTGTCAGCCCGCTGGCTACGACCTTCTCGTAAGTATTAAAGGTTATTGTTTTTTCTGTTTGAGTTCCTCTTAATATATACTCTCTTGAGTTTAAGTCATAATTCTCTAAGTCCGTTACATCGGTATCAAAACTCACATACACCTTTCCATTCTTAAATCCATACCCAATTTTTACCAACATATCTGTTGACGGACTTGACGGACTTACTGTAGCCATCATAATACCATCTTTGAATGTCGTGGTTACAGCCGTTCCTGCTTTTGCAATAGAATACCTTGTTCCTAGTACAACAGGTAAATACGCAATATAATCTACCTTCACTTCTTTGTTATCAACATTGGGCGTGTATTTCAAGTCAAAAGTACCCTTGCCTGTAACTTCAGTAGGTGTCGTTGTTATCTCTGTGATACTGCTGCCATCGTGGGTAATGTTTATATTTAAGGGGAAATCTTTTATATCATCATCTGTCGATGATGCTGCTACCTTTACGGTATTTGTTACAGCTGCTACAGCAGCATCTTCCCCGTCTACTTCAGTAATGCTCACACTTACAACAGGCTCTGCTATTGTGCTGACAGCTTCACTTACCATCTGTATGTGTTTGTCAACATTAGGCGTTTCAAAGTTTTTATAAACACTCGGCGTTGAGTTTTGTATAACTATAGCAGATATGTATGTTTTTTCTTTTGGCAATAGAGTATCAAGATTCCATTTCACGCCGCTTGTACTCGTCGATGTTCCGTATGTGTTCAATACGGCTATCGCTTTCATATTGCTGGTGTTATTACCTGCGCTGTCAACATCGCCTATCCATATATGTCCTGGACAATACAAATTTTTTATATCATCAACGCTTTTGTCAATATACCACCTTTTTCTAGCATCTTTATCTTCCGTTGAATTCTGCTTTGCTGGATAAAAAACATATTGAGCTTTCGTACCTTTCCTTATAAGAGCTATCTCTATATTGTTTCGTCCTGCCGTAAAAGAAGCAGACGCTACTTCAAGACTAAATAAGTCTGAAATGTCATACGCATTACTTCCTGCTTCTGCTTCTGCATCTGTAATTTCAAACTGTTCCGCCGAGTATTCTGAAGCTGATTTTAATGTCTTTGTTACAGACTCTTTCAGTGATAGATATTTTGATAATACGCCTTTATAACACCACGCAGCAACACCGCCTTTGAATGTTATTTCTCTAATGTCAGTTCGCCACCTGCTTTTGTAAGTTATCTGCGTCCACGGATAAACTTTCCCATCTGTACCACGCCAGTACGGTTGTATTTCTCCACTGTTTAGACAAGCATACATAGCTACATTATAGTCGTTTCCCCTTTCAAAGCCGTCTGGAGATGCTGTGTTACCTATCCATACAGAATGGTCTGATGGCATATAGACATCTGTGTGATAATAACTATCATCGGAGAACTCTTTACCATCACTCATTAGTTTTACATCAGTCTTGGTATCTCTTTTTGTGCCGCTGCTTAACTTGCAAGCACTCTTCAATAGCTTGCCATAGTTCCCTATCCCGTAATCATAATCTGTGTCGAGATTGTCAGAACTGTTATAGACAGCCGATACAGAAAACGTAGTATCCCACTTAAACAGCTTGTTTATACCGTCTTCTGATAATAATGTTTCAATATCAGAAACTGTCCAAGCCCAATCCGAAATATTTATTTCTTTATTTCCTGTTTTCTTTTCGGGTCTAAATCTATATCGCCAGTATTTCGTTACTGTCTGTGTCAGCGTTTCACTGTTTTCTGCCGAACTTCCTGTTGTTACCTCTTCTTCTTCTTTTGTTGTCCAATATAAACCTTTCGTATCGGGATATGCGGCTTTTAACTCGTCATATTCTGTTTTTGTAATCTCTTCTTCTTCTCTTCCTACTTTATAATATTCATAAGATACTTTGGCTTCCATCGGAGATATAACTCCCAAGTAGCATTTTGAAGTTACGTCTGTACACTGTTGCCATACAGTAATGTCAGGCTTTAATACTGTTTGTGAATAATGATATACATATCCAGCTGTTACCTTGCCTGGCATAAGCCTTAATGTGCCTTGACAATCAGATACTATATCTACCCCTGTAGTTAATTTCGTTGCTCCCTTTGTATTATGCTTTACTCCTGGCAAAAAAGTTATTCCGCCCCATACAGGTATCGCAACATCAAGCCTTACTCTGTATTTGTGTCCATTTGTATCATAACCTAATATAGCTGCGTCTACAGCTTCCCAAGTTTCACTTCCGTCTGCTCCTACTGTACACTCTTCACAAGACACCGACATAGAAGCATAACTGTCTACGCTTCTATCCTCTGCGTCTGTACTCATCAGTTTTGAGGCTTCTGTTGTTCCTACCGTATCGACGTGAGTTAAGAACTTACTCTCCGTAGGCACAATCTTTATTGTCGTACTGTCTTTTATTCCGACCGTTCCGCTTCTACTTGTGCTATTTTTATAATCAACATCTGAAACCTTTACAGAAGTTATCCCGCTGTCGTTTGCAGTAATCTCTACGTCGTTTGTCTTATAAATACAATCTGTGGCTGTCTGCTCCTCTAGTTCGTAGCTTCTGCCGCCTATTTGTATATTTTCACCTTTGGTAAATGTGTACGTTTCATTCTCAAATGTCTTGGCTTTGTTTGTTACCGTCAACGTATACCGATACTGACTATCCCTCTCGATGCTTAACTCGCAATTAGCACCGCTTACCAGCTGCCATTTATTTGTCGTTCTGTTGTATTGCACAACAGCCGTCAAGCTGTCTGAAATCGGTATACTCAATTTATCATCAGTACCTATCGTAGAACTCTTCGGTGTATACTTGAAACTTCCTACTTTATTTCCAGCTTCGTCTTTTATGATAAACTTGTACAAAGGTACTTCAGTTGACAACATATCTCTCGTTACATAGTACCCTCCTGGTGTCGTCGGTATCTGTGTATCTACTTTGTCAAACTCATATATGTCCTTATCAACAGCCCAACCATCGTGTTCATAGCGGACAGAATTAGGCATATATCTTCCTTGCATCTTCTGCCTGTTGTGTAAAAACTTAGGGCTGCCAACACCTACAAGCATATCGTTGCTTTCTGTGTCTATTTCTGATGTAAGTGAAATAATCGCTTTCTGTCCGCCTTCCATTACAGCTCTCCCTCTCCGTTTGCAATCTCTTCCAGATAAGCCCTTATCATATACTTATGCAAACTCATTGGTATCTCTAGCCCTAACGCCGCAAACTTTCCCATCGTCGCCGCAACCTTTATAGTAACATCTTTCGGGTCTAGGTAATATGGTATTGTATCATAGCTTGCTTTGTTATTCAACAATTTTATAAGAAACTGACTACACATCATATCCATATAATCTGTCGGCTTTGCATCTATCGTGTTCGTGTCTGATGTAAAGTCATTCAGATGTACAGGCTTCAAATCTATGTAGCTGTTCTTCATTAAGTTGTTTACTGTTTTCCAGTCAACAATCGACGCTGATGCACTGAAATCTGGAAACTCTGCATAGAACTGTATGTACAAATGCAGTGCGTCTTTTATGAACTGGCTCATCGCACTCATCTGCGCTTGAAACACACTATCTCTCATCTGGTCAAGCGCAATGACAGCACTCGCGCTTCGCATCTGCTCCATATCAAAGCTAGAGTTCTGTATTCCGCTTAATTCAAACATCGTCGTCTTGTATGCCTGTATCTGCGCGTCCAGCTGGCTGTCCAATGGTGTCGGATTGATAACCGTCATAAGAGAGTCTACAGGTCTGCCGCTGTCTACAACCAATACTTCACCGCTTCCATTGCTTAATTCCTTTACAGAAAGGTCAATATCGTTGTTAAATACAGGTACAGGACCTTTATACATACGCACAAACTGCTGTATTTTCGCTGCAATCTTATTTATTTCCCTCTGAATTGGGTATAATTTGTCGAATTCTGACGTTGTATGAGTGCGATTAAAACCCGTATCCCACTGAAAAGTTGCCATTAAAACCTTGTCAAATGGGTACTTTCTTGCAGGTAAAGTCTTGCTTCCTATGGTTACATACACCTCTTGGGCGATACAATCAAAGTACATCTTGAAATCTATACTGTCTTTTCCTAGTACAGTTTCCAAAACTTCCTGCTGTTGCTTCTCATCGCAGTCCGACAAGTAATATCCCACCTCTGTTACAGGAAAAGAATAATCCCTGTACAGCATTTGTGTTACATTATTGTGATTGAATTGGCTTTCAAATACCCCTATGGTGTAATCTGGGGCTTTGATAAGCCTTCCTGTATACGGGTCTATAAAGACGTGAGAATACCCCAATATAGCAGCATTGTGAAAACACTCAAGACATATTCTGTTGAAATTATCATCTCTGATAAACGTTCTTAAAACCCTCTCTACTGTATCTTTGTATATCACATACTCGTAGTTCGGGTCTTCAGATGTCAACATCGGCTGAAATAAAATCGTTCCTAGTCGTGATGTTATCTGGTCTACAATAGCTTTTAAGTAATTATAGTTTGTTCCTGCTCCTGTATCAGTTCGCTCTTGGTCTTTTATCGTAAATGCCACTGTATTGTACGGCGTTTGGCTTGTAGTAGACCGCAGCGACGGAAACATCTTATTGTAAAAAGCACATATCTTCAAGAACTCTTTACTATACTTACTCTCTATAATCCCATTCAGTCGATGATACTCATCTGAAACACTATTGGGCAATTCCCAATTATCACTACTCTCTCCAGGATATAGCGTTGGCACAGCCATTCCTGTTACGTCTTTTTTCCACTGTACCGAACTCATAGCTACTTCCTCGTATTATGCTCTCTGACAAACCTCTGTATAGCAAGCTCATCATCGAGATGATTAAAGATTGAGTCGTCAACTTCTTCAAACCTTTCTCTTGCTTCTTTCGTTGTCAGTGTAATCTTTCTTCCTGCACTGTCTTCAATAACCAACGAAAGGCAGTCATTGTTTTTTGCCGCTCTCGTCAATACCCCCGCAAGAAAATCCATACTCCAATTCTGCTTCTCAAGCAGACGTATCGCTTTTCTGCGCTGCGCCTGTTCGTAATAGATGGCAATCACTTGCCTAAGCAAAGAAGGCTCTCTCTCCTTCTTTGCTCTCTTTTTGAATATCTTACTCAATATCACTTGTCTGTCCTGATAATCCTTTTATTGCAGATATTATATTGTCTTTTGTTTTGTTGTTCTGTAGCATTTTCTGTTGTTGCGATGCTTTCATTTCTGCCAACACACCCGCTATCGCATCTGCTGCCGATGGTCCTTTAGCATAATTTTCATTAAAATATGCTTCGAGCCTTTGGACAACCTCGTTTACATCAAGTCCATTCTCTTGTGCAAAGTTCTGAATACCATACAGTACTTCCTTAGGTACGTTAGCTTGTGATGAACTCTGTAATAATTCCGTAATATCCTTCGAGAGTTTTGTTTCTGATGCTGTTGGATTTGGTTGTATGTCAATAAAGTTCTTAATACCATTCAGTGTATCACTAGGTACATCTTTCCCTTCTCTTAGTAATAAGTCCTCAACACCCTTCGCGAGTTTTTTCCCCCAGTCCGATGATGCGTCGTGGGTTTCAAAAAACTCCTTAATGCCATCTACCATCTCAATAGGTAAATCAACATTTCCTCCTTGTAATACTTTCTCAAGATTCTTTGCAAGTTCTTCCTCTGACTCTGTTAGTACCTCGTGGTCTTCAAAATCCTTTTTCCAACCTTCTGGCAAGTTCTCTTCCGATAAAGAACCTTTTGGTACATCAAAGAAATCTTTGTTCTTATTAGGAATAAGTCCTAGTTCTTCGTCAGGTAAGTCAGCATACAAACCGAGTGCATCATCTATTGCTTTTAGCTGCTGTTCTGTTCGCTTCATATCGGCAGCTTCTTCTGTACTCAACCCACCATTGCCTACCAATATATCCTCATCTCTGGAGTTCTGCACTTTCACTGCATAGCGAGAAATTCGATTGTAGCTGTCTATTAAGTTCGTATACTGACTTAATGCTTCTTGCCCCAATGTTTCACTGATTAACTTCTGCTTTTCTTCATCAGTTAAACCTTTTAGGCTGGCTATACCATTTTCCTCTGCCACACTCTTTTCAACTTCCCGTATAGTCGCCGCTAGTTGGTTCAAAGTTCTTGCCATCTTTGTTTGTTCGTCTTTACGCAAAAACGACATTCCCTGTTCATACCGCATCTTTAATTGAGCCAGATTTTTTTCTTCGTTTTTGGATAGCGTTCCTTTACTTTCCAACTCTTGTATCTGCGTCCTCAATGAGTTTGTGGTAGCCCTAGCTTCTTCTAAAGAAGCTCCATAGTCTACTTTTGGCATTTCTGTAAACTCTTGATGGCTGTCTGCATTTTTCTGCTCAAGCATCCTTGCATAATAATCTTCAAAAGATGGCACGCCTTGTACATTCACACCTGGCATATAAGCATCACCATACAATTCTTTCCATTGCTCATACGCCTTATTTCTCAACGCACTTTCTGCTTCTTGACGAGTATCTTGCTTCTTTGCATTTGCTGCATCTTCTGCCTCGTTTACAAAACTTGCTGAAGATGCTTTCATCGGTAAACTACCTGTATGTTCTTTTTCAGAAATTACATCTGTAGCAATCTTATTCTCCAATAAGTTTGTAGGCTCTGCTTGTTCATTGAGGTCAACATTAAACTCCTCTCCAGTTTCTCCTGCTACCTGTTGTAATCCGCTAATTATTGATTGCGTTTTCTCTTTGTTCAGAAGAGGTGTTTTGCCTTTTCTGTCATTCGGGCTGTTGTAATTCGACAAGAAGTCTATTATGAAAGGCTCAAATAAATCTCCTACAGCATTATCCATTATCGTACTAGCGTCTAAACTAGTAAAACTGTCTTTGTTATTTAATAATTCCTCTTTTATTTTTTGAAACTCTCCGTTTCTCGCTTTTCCATTCCCAAATGTTGCTGTCGCTGCTATGCCAAGCTCTTTTGCCAAATTACTTCTTGCATCATATTCATTCGTCTCACCCGTTACTTGCATATATATCGGCAATGCAGCGTCTAACAGTTTCCTTCCTTTTCCGTATAGAACATATTTATACATCGTGTCTTTTGGATTTTTAAAATCCTTTTTGAGTTTGTAGTTAGTATCAGTCTGTGCCGCAACCTTTCCTCTTGCATTAGATACCCTCGTTTCCTTTACTTTGGAAGCCATATCCCATATTTGACCTGCTGTTACGTCATCAGCATCACTTGAATTCGGAACGTATGTATTGAGTAATGTTTCTGTCTGCTCATCTGACAGCCCTTGTTCCTTTAAGAAGCTTCTCAATTTTCTTTTGGTAAAGAAACCTAAGCCTTGCTTATATAGATGGCTATAATCGTGCAAGTCTTCCATCTGTTCGGTTACTTGTCTTAGATTTCCCTCCGCTGCTTGCAAAGCTATCTGCCTTTTCTCCGAGTTAGGCTCTTCCTCTACTGCTGTTCTTGCTGTTTGTACCTCTTGTTGTAACTTGGCTTTTTTAGCCTTTAAGCGTTCCATTTCCTCATAGGAAAGTCCATCATCGTTAGGAAGCTGTTTTCCTTGCAATCCCATTTGCCATATCTTTGCTATGATAGGAAAATCTTTTGCAGTCTGTGTGCCGCTAATGTCGCCGAAACTGTGCTGATTGAATTCAAGTTTCTGCTTCAAGGCTGTAAGCGATGTTTCTGGGTCTTTATCGCTCATCTTACCACCATACTTAGCCATAGGATTGAATGTCGTTTTTGTAGTATCCCAACCTATTATACGCTCGTGTCCATCTTTGTCTGTCTTTACAATCGGTTTTTCAGTTCTCACTGTAGGTGCGCTGTTACGGATTGCGTCAGCTTCTTCTTTTTGCGCAATCTCTCCGTCGTCTTTTGACGTTCCTGTAAATATATTCGCCCCCATAGAACTATCAGTTTTTGGTGCTTTATACATATATGTCTGTATAGGCACTTTCTTTTCATAAACATCACCAGGTCCACTTGTTTCAGACAAAACTTGTGTTATCGCGTCCTTGCCTATTTTTGCAAGTTCTGACTTCCGTTTATCTGCTATTTCTTTTCCTTTTGGTGTTAATTCATACCTTTCATCTCTTCCAGTACCTTTTTTTACTACAACCTTCACCTTTGCCATCACTTTACTCCTTTAACGCCGATTACGTTCCACATAGCATATCTTAATGCGGGCAATAAGTCTGGATGATATGCACTGTCGTCTACTTCGTTGTACACTTCACCTTTACTACCTCGCTTTCTTATCGTCGATTTCATTTCTGTTTCCAGCTTACTTCCCTTCATTACAAGTAGGTCGCCCGTTCTGAACTTGTCATTTAAGCGGTCAAACATAAAACCTTTGTCCGTTTTGTGCGCGTTCTGTATCGCAAGGTTTAGCTTCTTTCTTTCCTGCGTTTCCTCGTCTATATACTGAACGTGTACATTCATATTCAAGTAATCTGTCAAATGCTGGTCGTTATCATCAGCATCAAACCAAATCCTCTTGTTCGCTTCTTTTTTGTTCATTGTCGGGAAGTAGTCAAAAGCATTGTACCAAGCGTGTTCAATTTTCTCACTCAACATCTCTAGCTGTGATACGCCCTGCGGTACGTCCAGTCTGTTGAACTTTTCCTCACAGAAAACATATCCACGCCCCTCATCATCGTTCCATACGACACCTACTAAGCAGTCATTATCACTTACCCCGTAATCAATGCCAAACAAAATCCTTGTAGCTGTTATCGTCGGTAACGCTTCTCTAGCATCATACGCATAGTACGTCGGGTATAGCAACAAATCATCATCATAGCAGAACTCTCCCAGATACTCACGGCGTGCAAAACTGCTATCCCACGTCAGCCCCTGCTCTTTCAGTTTCTGTTCAATAAACGCCGCTCGCGCTTCTATGTTCACAGGGTGCGGATTGTTTTTCCACGTCCACGAAAACTTAGGCACTTTCCATTCTATCCAAGCCTTCTCTCCGAACGTTCCCTTAATTCTCGGCGGCGTTCCTGCACAGATAAACATATAATCATCGGCAAAGTCCAACTGCATAGGCGTTAAGACTTCCTTCTGCATATAG